ACACCGATAACCGCAAGCAAAGGGGCTGGTATGTGTCTTGTCTAGCTAAAGCCATTAAGCGTGGTGACTGGATATTGACCCATCAAGGCGTAGCATTCTCTGAGTCAGGCAAACTGATTGACGGGCAACACCGCTTAGAAGCTATTGTAGAAGCCGATACACCCGTGCAGATGCTTGTCACCACTGGTGTCAGCAACGATGCCTACAAGGTCTTAGATAACGGCATCAAGCGTACATTGTCAGACCTGACAGGCATTAATGTTAGGACTACTGAGGTATGTCGTATCTTGGCTAGATTGGTCTACGGTGGTAATTCCGTCACCAGTGCAGAAGAGTGCTTAGAAATCTATAACACAGGGGTGGGCGAGGTATCCGATAGCCTAGTCGAGTATTGCGGCAAGCAGATTAAGGTCTATTCGTCTGCGCCTATGCGTACTGCGGCAGTCTGTTTAATCCTTGATGGGTATAACCAAAACTACATTAAGAACCTGTACGCAAACCTATGTCACCAGCAATTTAACGAACTGCCCAATGTAGCGCAGAACTTTATCCGTCAAGTAACCGATGGCAGGGTCAGCGCAAACAAGAAGTCAAACCTACTAGCACGGGGTCTAAAAGTATTTAATCCTGAGTATCAAGATGTAGCTAGACTTCAGATTAGTGATTCAGAAGAAACTGCCGCTAATGCGTATTGCCGCAACATTGTTAGAAACCTATTAACCAAGGAAAAAAAATGATTATTTCTGATACTCAACGAGATTTTAAAATCGCCCCTGCTGGCTTGCATATGGCACGGCTTTATTCGGTTATTGACCTTGGTCATCAAGCTACCGAGTGGGCTGGAGAAACCAAGATCATGCACAAGGTCGTATTGACTTGGGAACTGCACGGGGATGATGAGGATGGCAAACCATTAAAAACAGACGATGGCAAGCCATTAATCGTATCTAAGCGGTATACGGTCAGCCTTGGAGATCAAGCACGGTTACGCCAAGACTTAGAGGCGTGGTCAAACAAAAAAATGACCACTGAGGACAGGAAAAACTTTGACCTCAAGAACTTATTAGGTAAGTTCTGCATGGTCAATATTACGCACTCTGAGGATGGTAAGTACGCTAATATCTCAGGTATCAGCCCTGTGCCTAGCGCACTGCGTAACGCCCAGCCTGAAGGTATTAATCCGACCAAAATCTTTTGGTTGCAAGACTTTAAGCAGGAAGAATACGATGCGCTACCTAAGTACTACAAAGAAAAGATAGCGGAGAGTAGTGAGTGGCGTGGTCAGCAGGAGCGTGAAAGAAAAGCACCTAAGATAGCTGACGATGACGGTTTTGGCCCTGACAATATTCCGTTTTGAGGTGAACTATGAAAGCATTTCCAAACAAAGGATGGAATGGGTATGAAACCATAATTAATGAAGGCATGGATTTGCGAGATTATTTTGCCGCACAGGCTATGGTTGGAATATTAACAATGCTAAGGGGTGGCAATGAAGGTCTTATTACAGTTCAAGAATCAACAAGCAAATATGCTTATGAATGGGCTGATGCAATGATGGAAGCGAGAAAAAATGATAGTTAAGGAGAAATTAAGTGAATCAGGTCACTGGTATAAAAAAGACGGCACTCCAGCCTATACAGTCATTGGCAAGACTGGGGAGCGACCAGCAACGCTCCGTGACGCACGGAAACTCGGACTTCTGCCAAGTGTTACGACAATTAACGGAATGTTATCGAAAGCAGGGCTTGATACATGGAAGCAACAGCAAGTCCTCTTAGCCGCCTTAACCCTGCCTAGACTGCCTGACGAACCCGAATCCGACTGGCTGGCTAGGGTAATGCAGGATAGTAAAGCGCAGGGTCGAGAAGCGGCAGAACGAGGTACTGCGATCCACGCCATTATTCAAACTTGGTTCGAGGGTGTGTATATGCCTGAAAAACCACCGTACATTAGCGCAATCATGGATAGCCTAGAGAATGCCTTTGGCAAGCAAGAATGGCTCTCAGAGCAGTCTTTTGGGCATCCGCTAGGGTTTGGTGGCAAGTGTGACTTAATGGCTAAGACGGGCTTTATTGTGGACTTTAAGACTAAGGAAACCGACTTAGATAAGGTGGATGTGTACTTTGAGCATGAGATGCAGTTAGCCGCCTACCGTGAGGGCCTAGGCGTTCCTACGGCACGGTGCGCTATCGTCTTTGTCAATGCACTAAGCAATCAGGTCAAACTGATTGAAATTGAGCAGGATCGGCTTCAAAAGGGCTGGGAATGCTTTGAGCATTTGTTACGGGTTTACCAAATCAAGAACGGCTTATAATCAAAGTTCCTTCACGGGAACGGGGGAAAGCGGATGCTGTGAGTGTTGGTCATTAAGTGGGTTGAGTAGGCACACCTGTTAGGATTGACCAATCGCCCTGAGCCAAGCAAGGTGACAGACAAAGCGAGTACCCCACTTTTTCTAAGGGCGTTAAGCCGCCACAGTAGGATGCAGTAATTAGGGAATTTTGCGGCTTTCTGCCCTATTGCTAGTAACTGCTAAATACTGCCCTGTTGTTTTTTTGCAAAACCTAGGGTATATCCTAATAAAAATACCTTGCATTGTTAAGATTACTTAACTTATACTGTCATTACTGCATCGGGCAGTGAGATAGAAAAGGAGAATCAAATGCAAGTTTTAGACATTCAAGTTACCAAAGTTGACCAATTAGGTATGCTCTTGGCACAAATTGCTGACCTAGAAGCACAGGCAGAAGCACTCAAGACCGAACTCAAGCAAGAAGAAGGACACATTGAGGGTAACCTCTACAAAGCGTGTGTAACCTTATCCCAGCGCAAAACCGTAGATAACAAAGCAGTGTACGCAGAAGCCAATGTACCTGCTGAGTTAATCGAGAAACACACCAAGACCACCGCAGTTATTACCCTCAAAGTTACAGCCCGTTAATCAACGCCCCTACGGGGGCAGAAAGGTTTTTATGAAGTATTTACTCTTACTAGCACCACTAACTTTAATTGGGTGCAGTTCCTATACCCCACCCAATGTCAGCCTAGAAACCGATAAACAGGCGTATCACATGACACGGGCGCAGGTTATCCTAGGCATTAACGAGTGTGAGGATGCTGGCACACGCCCCGTAGTCATTACCGCCAAGCGCAGGATTAATGGCGTTACCACCGATGTACCCGTAGAAGTTACCTGCAATCCCCGTTACCGTATCTTTCAATAAGGAGTCATCATGCTACAGAGTGAACGAGATCATTTGTCGTACCTAGAAGCCAAGCGTAAGTTTGACAATATGGAGCGTATGCGTGAGAAGGGCTGGGCAGATGTAGAAGCTTATAACCGCCTTATTGCTTACGAAAACAAGAAAAAGCGCAGGGAGTCAATGAAGCAGTTCTTGCTGGGTGGTTTGGCGGCAATCCTGTTTTGTGTGCTGTTTTTTGGTACTAACTACCTAATGCACGGCTATGCAATATAAGAAGTTTGACCAAGCCTTGCACGATGCCTGTGACCCACCTGCCCGTGATGCCGTGGCTAGGTGGCTCAAAAACCTTTGGTACATTGATGCTACCCCAAACCCCGATATATACGCTGTAGACCTCGTATTAAGCCGTAGGGGTGAGCATTTAGGGTATGCCGAGGTAGAGGTCAGGGATTGGGAGTTTTGCCCGTTTGATACTATCCATATCGCCCAGCGCAAGGATAAGTTATTTAACCACCCTAGAACCACCATGTATGTGGTCAATAAGCCGTTAACCCATGCTTACTGGATACGGGCGAATAAGATTAAGGATTGCCCGTTAATAGAAGTACCGAACAGGGCGGTAGCCCGTGACGAATACTTCTACGATGTACCTAAGGACTTGTGGAACATCGTAGACCTACGGGAACTGTTTTAGGCGTAGGGTCTAGTACCAGCCTTATCAATAATCAGTGCTTGTCTGCGAGGAGCAGTGCCAGCAATATTAGGAATACTAATATGTGTCCAACGGTCAAATTCTCGAATAATTTGGTCATATCCAATCCCCGATGCAATCACCGCCTTAACGACTTCATCGGGGGTCATGCTCGGTACTCGAATATCTGCGGCACATCCAATCCGATGCTGGCTAGTGTCCTTTGATCCTACAGCGTCATTGACTTCTTTGCAACGAAAAGCGGAATTAACCATCACTGGCTTGCCACCTAAGACTGTCTTAACTTCCTCAAGGAATGCGGCTAGGCGCACAAGGTTAGCCATTTCTGAGGCGTTTGGTGTATTGTCAAACTGCCTATGGTCTGTGTGGGTCAGTTCGTCTAGGGTAAAGTGTTCGGATAAGTTCATTTTTTCATCATCTCCTGTATCTCTTTGTTTTTGTCCTTAGACCCCTGACTAGACCCAAAATAGAACGATAAGACTTGCCCTGCGCTACTGGTAATAAATCCTAGGGCAAAAATCACCATCTGTTGTTGGTCTACGGGTACATCTCTGAACATTAGAATAGCGATAAAAGTAAACGCTAGGGTGACTGTTCCTAGGGCTAGGATAGGTACGACCGCTTTATCCAGCTTTGTAGCGTGTTCTGAGGTGGCTACAGCAGAATATGCTTTACGGGCAGAATCACGGTCTTGGGCTTCTAATTTAGCGTACTCAAGGTCAAGTTCCTTCAGCTTCATAGCCATCTCAGGATTGCCTGTAAGGGCTTGGGTTACGCCTTCTACGGTAGCATCATCAATGCCTAACTTTGAGGCAATCCAGCCTACTGCCGCACCCCCTGCTGGCCCTGCTACCGCTGTTGCTAGAACTGGCGCAACGCCTTTTAAGATTCCGAGTAGTGCATCCATTATTTAGACCCCCAAACCAAATAGTAAGCGATATATCCTGCGACTACAAAGCACCAAAATTGCGCTATTTGGGCTTTGCGTAAATCCTTATTAAATGCCTTTTGAAACTCTTTTTCCTGCTTTTCTAGCTTGGCTTTTAGTGCTTCGACTTCTGCCCAGCGTTTACCGTATTTCTTTAAAAAGTCTGCTCGTATTTTTGCTTCTTCACGCCTGACTTGTTCCTCACGCTCCCACTGAATTAGGACTCGTTTGAGGAATAGTTCCTTGCGGACTTCGTTCTCTCTAAGTTCCCTGCGCCTGTCAAGGTTTCTTTGTGCGGCTACATCAAGCTTCTTTTTGAACATCCGCAATACTTTTAGAGAGTTCTTTACTAACATCCCTACTTGCGTTTAGGGAACTGCTAAGTGATTTTGCGCCCTCTAGTAAACCATCCGACACATTGATAACCTACCTGTTACCAAGCCAATGTGCGATAAAACCCACGAATGAACTAATAGCTGATACAAACCCCATACCGACCCAAAAACCGCCCCTAGAACGATTAGCCATTGCGACCAATTCTTCAATAGAAGCTTCCATCTTGTCGATCTTTTTAGACATTTCATCAAACTTGGCTTCATAGTTTTCTACTTTTTGCCAAAGTACACCGTACTTTATTGGATCAATCTCAAACGACATAATTTACTCGTAAAGTATTTACTCGTAAAGAATGTTAATAGAACCAGCATCGAATGTATCTGTACCGTTAGTCGTTGTAATACGAACTCTGTCTAAAGTTGCAGAAAGCGATTTAGTACCAGAACATACAACCATTGCATCCGAACTTGCTGAATCAATAGCAAAATTTCCAAATTGACTCCATAAATTAGTTGAAGCATTTAATAAATTTATTTGCATAACACCGTATCTAGCAGCAGCCGCTTCATCCCAATAAATTACAAAACCATTAGGGCCATCAAGAAAACCATTAGACCCAGATGATTGAAGATAGTAACTTCCACTAGCATATCCGCTTGTTTCAACACCACCTGAATCACCAAGTTGAATCATTACCCTTGCAGTTCCGTTTGTGGAAACACCATTAAACATTATCGTAATCCGCTTTATCTGTTTCGTCAGGTAATCTGCAATTTAACTCAGGCTATGGCTCAGTCGCTACTGCATACGGCTGTCGTGCATGGGTAAACTTTGACGGTACTACTGCATTACCGACAATTCGTGGTAGTGGTAATGTAACTTCTATTACTGATAATGGCGGTTCTGGAAACTATAATGTTAATTTTGCTTCTACAATGCCAGACGCAAATTATTCGGCTGTTGCAAGCCACAGTATAGACTCTGTAATTCGAGTAGATCTTTTATCTACTGGTGCATTTAGAATTGTTTGTAATGCCGCAACTACAGATGCTTCTACTGTTTCTGCCGCTGTATTCCGTTAAAAGGACAAAAAATGAACGAAAAAATTATTTATTCTAACGATAACGGTGGTGTTGTTGTTTTAATTCCTGCGCCTGAGTGCGGTTTAACGATTGACGAAATTGCCTCTAAAGATGTGAC